GTTTGGACTAGCGTAGACGATGCGACTTATGTAAAATGCACAAATGGTATGCAGATACCTCAGTATGAGTTTGGGTCTTTTAATACATCTAATAGACTATATGTAAAAATAAAATTTATAACTAGCAATGCAAGCAAATACGTTCCAAAGATAAACAATCTTTCTGTAGTGTTTTATAATGATCAAACTTTATATGCTGATAATTCTGGCTCATATATATCAACCTTAGCTTCTGGACAATCTGTTTTTACACTAGGAGATAAGAAATATTCAGTCCTATCAAAAAATAAGAAAAATGGACTAAAGACTAAATCTGGATCTGGATTTAATTTACATACCTCTAATACGGTAAGCACAATAGAATTTTTCTATACCCCTAAGTCCCTTGGAGCCTCAGCCTTATTCTCAACATCTACGGCAAAATATCAATGGAATTCTGCGGGGGTTGTAGATGTATCTAATATATCGGCTATATATGTAAACGGAGTAAACTTTACAGCACAGGGTTCCGCTTTGAATATATTTAAGCCAAATGAGCTACACCATGTTTGCCTAGTTCTTACTACTCCAATTACTGGAGATATTAAGTTTAATCAATTTAGCGGTGGAGCAGTAGAGGCACTATTTCAGAATATAGCCATATATCCAACTCAGTTTAATTCTAATAAAGCCTTAGAGCATTATGCTTTATACACAAATAGAGCTGCAGTTATTGTAGATGACTCCCCCTCTGTAATGTCACTTACTCTGACAGAAGACGATCATTCCTTATATGATAACGACTGGATTGTAGTTCAATCCTCCTAATTTTGTAATCCAGTCTGACAAAAGCTGGACTTAAATGATAGATAATGGTAAAATGAAGTTCTATGGATATTAAAAAGGTTAACTCAAGTGTTCTAGAGGAAGAGACAACTCTAGGAATATATGTCTGGGAAATGCCAGACGGAAGATGGATAGGTGATGATGATGGAAACTTCCTCTCAGTTGCCTCCCAAAAAGGAAACAAATCAAAGATCGATGCTTTGGCTAGAGAGGTTAGCTCTTATGGCATATATGAGGGCAGCCCATTATTTTTATCAGGACGGCGCAAGATTGACGATGAAGAATTCGAATACCAGCAAAAAAGATTAGAGTGGGGAATGGTTCCAGATCCTCTAGATATTGGAAACTATAAAGATGAAATGAAGAAGCTACAGCTTCCTGGGAGATAATTATGGAATACATGGATGAAGAAATTGAAGTAAATGATGACGTTATAATTACAAGTGCATCTGATAGATTTTTTACTAAATCAGAAGAAGATCATGTAGACCCATTTGCTATTGGCTTAGATGAAATTAAAAAGCTTAATGGTCTTAGTCCAGCCTTTAGACGTAAAGTTTCTAGAGAATTTCAAAAATCATTTACTGGTCAGGATGGATCGGGAACCCAGCAGAACCTTCTTGCACAAGCAATTAGCGGATACAATATGTTTGATCTTATTCAGCCTACATATAACCTAGAATATCTTTCACAAATCTACGAAGTATCAACCTACAACTATGCAGCAATTAATGCAAAGGTTTCAAATATAGTTGGTCTAGGATATGAATTTATAGAGACTAGAAAAACAAAAGATTCTTTTGATGCCATTAGCGATGAGGCACAGCTATCAAGAGCTCGCAGAAAATTAAATAAACTAAAGCAGGACCTACAAGTTTGGCTAGATGAGACTAACGATGAAGATACATTTACACAAACATTAATTAAAGTTTTTACAGACTATGAATCAACAGGCAATGGCTTCCTTGAAATAGGAAGAACTGTTGCTGGAGACATTGGTTATATCGGACACATTCCAGCTAAGACAATGAGAGTTCGTCGCTTACGTGATGGATTTATACAATTGCTTTATGGAAAGGCTGTATTCTTCCGTAACTTTGGAGACGAAACTACAGAGAATCCTATTACATATTCAGAGTTTGATCGTCCAAATGAAGTTATTCATTTTAAGAAATATACACCAATGAATAATTACTATGGAATCCCAGACGTAATTGCAGCGCAGATGGCATTGGCTGGAAATGAATTTTCAGGAAGATATAACCTAGACTATTTCCAGAACAAGGCTGTGCCACGTTATATTATTACAGTCAAGGGTGCCAAGCTTTCTCCAGAATCAGAGCGTAAGCTCCTAGAGTTTTTCCAGGTTGGACTTAAGGGCAAGAACCACAGATCACTTTATATCCCTCTTCCAGCAGACACTTCAGACTCAAAGGTTGATTTTAAGATGGAGCCAATTGAGGCTGGCACACAGGAAGGCTCATTTGATAAATATCGTAAGGCAAATAGAGACGAAATTCTATTGGCTCACCGTGTACCAATTAATAAAATTGGAACTCCAGAAGGAGTCAATTTAGCCGTAGCCCGTGACGCAGATAAAACATTTAAAGAGCAGGTATGTCGTCCAGCCCAGATGCTTTTAGAAAAGAAATTAAATAAAATTTTCTCTGAAAAGACAGATGCCCTAATGCTTAAATTTAATGAATTAACTTTAACTGATGAAGATACTCAGTCTAAAATTGATGAAAGATATTTAAGAATGCAGGTAATTACTCCTAATGAAGTTAGACTTAGAAAGGGCATGATTCCTCTAGATGGAGGAGATGAAGTTGTCCAGCTTAAGCCACAGCAACAGGCAGAGGCAAGATCTCAAGCAGGAAATACCAGAGCCAGGTCTCAGGAAAGACAAGCAAATTCACCTGATATTTCTGGAGAAGGTAGAAATGCTAAAGGCGATGGAAAACAGGTAGAGTAGGTTTACTCAACCACTATTTGCCTTTTGATATATAAAGGACTAAAATTAAGCATATGATAATCGAAAAATCACATTGGTCTTCTGACGGAGAAAATCTCCATCTATCAATTCCTTTTACAAAAGTTAATAGGGAGAACAGAACCGTATCTGGTTTTGCAACTCTAGACAATGTTGATCAAACAGGCGACGTAGTAGAAGCTGAAGCAAGCTTAAAAGCATTCGAATCTTTCCGTGGAAACATTCGTGAAATGCATGGCCCAATTGCAGTTGGAAAAATGATTTCATTTAAGCCAGAAACATACTACGATGAAAAGTCAAAAACATTTTATAACGGTGTATACGTAACAACATACGTTTCAAAGGGTGCACAGGATACTTGGGAAAAGTGTCTTGATGGCACCCTCACTGGTTTCTCAATCGGCGGAAAGATTAAGCAGTCAGATAACGAAGTTAATAAGGCAACAGGAGAATCAGTAAGATTTATTAAAGAGTATGATCTTGTAGAGCTATCTATTGTTGATTCTCCAGCAAATGAACTATGCAACATTTTTTCTATTGAGAAGATGAATGGTCAGATGGTCTATAAGGGTATTGCTACAAACGTAATTACAGAAAATATTTTTTATTGTGGAGAAAGCGACACAGTATTTTTGTCCACAGAAAAAACATTTGATTCTCCAATCTCTGGATCTCCAATGGAGATTATTGGTTGGGTAGAAAAGACAGACGTTAACAAGTCAAAAGAAGTACAAAAGATTCTTGATTCATTTAAGAAGTCAAGATTGTCGTTGCCTGATACACAAACAATTGCAAAACAGGCAAACGCAGAAGGAGGTAATGAAGTGTCAGAAAACACAGAGACAACAGCAGTTGTTGAAGAAACAGCTCCAGTTGTAGAAGAAACAGCAGCACCTGTAGTCGAAGAGACTCCAGTTGTTGAAGATGCTCCTGCAGAAGAAGCAGCAGCAGAAGACGCTCCTGCCGATACTGTAGAAAAAGCAGCCGACGTATCAGAAGTTATGGTTGATGAACCTGATTTTGCAAAGATGCTAGGCGACCTTAAGGGATTTTTCTCAGAAACTCTCAATAAGGCATCAGAAGCAAATGCAGCGCAGGTTGTTGAAATTAAATCAACAGTTGACGCATTTAGCAAGAGCGTAGATAGCCGTATTACAGAGATGGCAGAACAGCACAATGCACTTAGCAAGGCTGTCGAAGATATCAAGAACACTATTGATGGTGTTCAGAAGCGTGTAGATGCCGTAGAAGGCGAAACCGCAATTAAGAAGTCCAGTGATCTTGGCGGATCACAGGAAGTAATAAAAAAATCCAAATCAAAATGGAACGGTACTTTCCTCGGTTCCGTATCAGATTTAATCAACTAAAATAGGGTAGGTGAAAAATACAATGAGCAATGATTTATTAAAAGATATTGCAGCTGGAACAACAGCAACAGGTACTTTTGCTTCCACCACAGGTGGAACAGGTACACACGTCGCTTCCGAAAACGGGAACGGTGGCTTGCTCAATCCAGAACAGTCTGCTCGCTTCCTCGACTATATGTTCGACGCAACCGTAATTGGTAAGGTCGCACGTACAGTTCGTATGAAGGCAGATACAACCGAGATTGATCGTATTGGAGTTGGCGAGAAGCTTATGAAGCTCGCTACAGAAGGTTCAGACACTGGCACAAATGCTGCTGTCACATTTTCAAAGATTTCTCTCACAACAAAGAAGTTACGTCTTGACTGGGAACTCTCAACAGAGTCTCTAGAAGACAACATTGAAGGTCCAGATCTAGAAGACCACATCGCACGTATGCTTGCTACACAGGCTGGAAATGACATCGAAGATGTTATTCTTAATGGTGATACAGCACTTTCAAGCGATGCTCTCTACAAGGCATTCAACGGTGTAGTTAAGAAGGCTAAGACATACGGTCACGTTGTCGATGCTGGTGGAGCTAACATCTCACGTGCAGTATTCAACTCAGCACTTAAGGAACTCCCACGTAAGTACAAGCAGCGTCGTACAGACCTACGCTTCCTTGCAGGATCAAACTT